TGGGCCACATGCACAGAGCAAGACTCTTTCACGAAGAAAGACTAATGCACTCACTCTTCGCCCGCAAGCTATCACTGCGCCCGTTCCGCTGGTACCAGGAGCCTGCCATCCCGATGTTCCGCCAAGCCGTCAAGGAGGGGCACAAGAAGATCGTCGGGCAGGCACCGTGCGGATATGGGAAGACGGTCATCGCCGCACACTTGGCTGTGTCGTCAATGCTAAAGGGTAACAAGGTGCTCTTTGCATGTCCGCGCATCTCGCTTGTGGATCAAACCTTAGAGTCGTTTGATGATCAAGGTATCCACGACATTGGCATCTTGCAGGCGAATCATAAACGCACAAATCCAATGTGCCAATTGCAGATCGCTTGCTTCGATACGCTCTACTCGCGCGACTTGCCTGACTTCGACTTTGTGATCCTCGATGAGATACACCTGGCCGACGCGCGGATGTGGAAGTTGATGGAGCGGTGGAAGATTGTTCTCGCCTTGACCGCTACGCCATGGAAGAAGGGACTCGGACTCCATTTCAGCAAACTCATCGTGCTTTCGACTATCAGCGACATGCTGGAGTACCACGAGAAAGACCCGTCCGTGGGGCTGGTGCCGATCAAAGGGATTGGGCCTAAGCTGGATTTTCTGAGGGACATTGAGAAACTGAAGACCGGCGCGGATGGAGACATTCAAGAGAATGCGGCGGCGCATTTCATGGAGAAAAACGAGGTCGTCGCCGATATTGTTGACACGTGGCTTAGAACTCGTCAGGAGGGGAACCACCCAGGCGATAGGACATTCGTTTTTGCTCGAAGGAGGATCACTGCGGTTGCATATCAAGAGGCCTTTGCCGCGCAAGGAATCAAGTTCGATTACATCGATGCATTCACATCCGAGCGCAGCCCGATTTTCAAGCGTTTCCGGTCGAAAGAATCCCAAGGCATCGTCAGTGTTGGATGTTTGTCAACTGGGGTGGATGAGGACGTGCGATGCATCGTCGATGCCGCTCCCCGAAAGAATCAAGCTGACATCGTGCAAGCTCTTGGAAGAGGGATGAGGCCGGCAGAGGGAAAGGAGTTCTGCTACCTGTGCGATATGGTAGGCAACGCAAACCGCTACGGATGGTTTGCCGACATTTTCCACGAGAAGCTAGACGACACGCCTCCACACGTCAAGGGAAGCGCCTACGAGAAAGATGAAGCGGCCCCGACGGAAGTGAAGAGGAAGCAGTGCTCGATATGCCGCGAGTTTCTGCCCCGAGGAGCTTTTAAGTGTTTAGTCTGCGGGAATGTTCTGGTGGTTGACGATACGGTTACACTCGACGGCGAGCTAGTGGACCTGCATCGCGCGAAAGTAGAGAAAAAGGTTAAGAAGGAACGTCTTCAAAAAAGCGAAGAGCAGGCATTCTATTCTGGTCTGATTGACTTTGGGCAGAGCCGGGGATTCAAGCCAGGATGGGCGGCGAACAAATTCAAAGAGCGCTTCGGAGTTTGGCCTCGCAATTTAGAAGTGGTCCCGATGACTCCGCGCAAAGCCGTGAAGGAATTCATCGCGGAATCTGCGCGGAAATACCGGGAGAAACAGAAAGCACAACCTGCAGTTGAAGAATATCAAGAGGAGTTTTAGCTATGAAAGTAGAACTGGAACCAGAAGAAACCCTCAGCGGATGCCCGATGTGTGCATCTGAGGCGTCATTTCATTCAACGATGATCGGAGCAAATCAAATGGTATCCGGTGCGCCCGTAGCGCCAACCGGCTCGCTATTTTGGGTGAAGTGCGAGGATTGCGGGCTAACTCAACCGGGAGTAACGGACCGCTTCAATGCGCTGTTACGGTGGAATCGGAGGGACGGATGAGCGAAATAATCAACATGCCTCACAACTCTATTATGGGAGCGGAGATGATTCTTCCAGATCAGCGGAATTGGGGAGACTATGAACGTTTCCTGTTTAGTAAGTCTCAGATTGGTGGCATGTCTGGATTCGATCCGATATGGATACCCGACTGGCTATTTCCCTTTCAGCAACAGTTGACCGAATGGGCAATCCGCAAGGGACGCGGTGGACTGTTCGAGGATTGCGGTTTGGGGAAGACGCCGCAGTTTTTGGTGTGGGCTGAGAACGTAGCCCGGCACGAGAATGGCCGGGTGCTAGTACTTTCTCCGCTTGCCGTGTCATTCCAGACTTTGGCTCAGTCTGAGCATTTCGGCATTGAGTCTTGCGTATCGCGCAATGGCCAGTTGCCGCTTGGGAAGAACATCATCCTTACGAACTACGAGAAGCTGCACCTGTTCAACCCCTCCGACTTCGTTGGCGTGGTGTGCGACGAGTCGGGCATCCTCAAGAACTACGATGGGACCTTGCGCGGAAGAATCACCGAGTTCATGAAGAAACTGAAATACCGGCTGCTCTGCACTGCCACCGCAGCGCCGAACGATTACATCGAACTCGGCACAAGCAGCGAGGCCCTGGGGGAACTTGGGTACGTAGACATGCTGACAAGGTTCTTTAAGAACGATCAGCACACGATAAAACCGATGGTCTATCGGAATCATGGAAACAATTTTCAGCAGTTAGATGAGGCGGCTAAGTGGCGATTCAAAGGACATGCTCGCATTCCGTTTATGCGGTGGGTGTGTTCGTGGGCTCGAGCTATACGCCGTCCATCGGACATCGGCTTTGAAGATGGGCCGTTCAGACTTCCTCCACTGATCGAACAGGACCATCTGGTGATTGCTGATAGCCTCCCGTCTGGCATGCTGTTTCCCCTGCCCGCCGTGGGACTGACAGAACAGCGTGACGAGCGGCGGCGAACTATTCAAGAGCGATGCGAGAAGGCGGCGGCGTTGGCGAATGAGCAAGAGTCTTCTGTCATATGGTGCCACTTGAATCCAGAGGGAGATTTGATCAAAAAGCTACTCGATGGGGAGCAAATATCAGGGAGGGACTCGGAAGATGCCAAGGAAGAGAAGCTGCTGGCATTTTCCAAGGGCCAGATCAAGCGCATCGTGACCAAAAGCTCTATCGCGGGCTGGGGCATGAACTGGCAGCACTGCTCACACACCGTAACCTTTCCATCGCATAGTTTCGAGCAGTACTACCAGTCAGTCCGCCGCTTCTGGCGCTTTGGGCAAGTCAACCCCGTAACCGTGGACATCGTAACCACGGAAGGCGAGCAGTCCGTATTGCAGAACCTCCAGCGCAAAGCCAAGGCCGCAGATGAACTATTCTCTTCTTTGGTCGAGCAGATGAATCAAGCAATCGCCATCGACCGCAGCGTTACATTCACCGAGAAACAGGAGAACCCATCATGGCTGTGAAGGAACAGGAAATCACCAAACAGTACGCCATATACAACGGAGATTGCATCGAGGTCATGAAGTCCCTACCTGCCGGACGTATTCACCTTTCCGTATATTCTCCTCCGTTCGGAGGACTCTATTGCTACAGTTCTAGCGAGAAAGACCTGTCGAACTGTAAGGACTACGACCAGTTCTTTGAGCATTACACCTTTGTTGTGCGCGAACTCTTTCGCCTGACGGTTCCCGGTCGCATGACAGCGGTGCATTGCATGGACGTGCCGACAGGTAACTGTGGGACCGATGGTCTGATTGACTTCCCCGGCGACATCATCCGACTCCATGAGCGGGAAGGATGGAAGTACATTGCCCGGTACTCGATATGGAAAGAGCCTCTGGCGGTGCGCAACCGGACAATGGCAAAGAACCTTGCCCACAAGACCATCGTGGATGACTCCAGCCGTTGCTCTGTGGCGTCTGCTGACTACCTGCTAGTCTTTCGCCGCAAAGGAGAGAACCCTGCCCCCATAGCTCATCCTACGGGGCTGCAATCGTACGCTGGCGAACGGGAGATGCCCGCCGAGTTGCTGCGGTATAAAAACTGGAAGGGAAATCAGATCGAAAATAGGTACTCGCATTGGATCTGGCGGCAGTACGCTTCCGCCTTCTGGGACGACATTCGGATAGGTAGGGTTCTCCCGTTCATCCAAGCTCGCGACGAAGAAGACGAAAAGCATGTTCATCCACTCCAGCTTGACGTAATCGAGCGAGTTCTGACGCTTTGGTCTAACCCTGGAGAAACGGTTATGACACCTTTTATGGGGGTTGGTTCGGAGGTCTACGTTTCGGTTGCGCAAAGTCGCCGCGCTATCGGCGTCGAACTCAAGCCAAGTTACTACTCCCAAGCAAAGCGGAATCTTGAAAGCGGAGTTGCGGATAACTGGACCGACACAACTGGGCAAATGAATCTGCTTGACGAGATTGACGAGGAAGATGACGGCGAGTCAGATAGCTAAACAACTCCACGGCAAGAAGGCCGGTAAAAGATGGCAATGCCGCTGTCCTACCGGCCTTCACTCCCACGGAGATCGTAACCGGAGCCTGTCCGTATGGGAATCGGACGACGGCTGGGTGAGGCTGAAATGCTTCACCGGGTGCCAGAGAGACGAGATTCTCGCGGCCATGGGGCTCAAGGTCAGAGACCTGGCGCTGAACGAGTTCAACCCCAACCCAGAGTGGGAGCAACGGCGATGGGACAAGGACAGGCTCAAGCTCTTGGAGCGCCAGCACGGGCTGGCAATCATGGCCCAGGCGGTGATACCTGGAGAGCGGAACTACTGGCGAGCGGTGGAGCGAAATATAGCCGTGCGGGGGCGGGCGCTGAGGAGTAAACTTTATCCTGAATATGCCGCACAAATCCACCGTAATCAAGTCGCTCAATACCTCATCAAAAAGTATGGCTTCGAGGAGCTATCCAATTGCCTACCCCAAAATCTAGTGCAATCTTGCATCTCGCCACTCCAGACTTTGACGCCATCCGCGCCATGACATCCGAAGACGCAGCTAAGCCAGTGGTGAACATTCTCCGCACCATGGAAGCCGCGGACGAGCGTATCGAGTCCTTGACGCGGCAAGTGTACGCGCTCAGGGGCGCCGCCATGAAGATTGCCGATGAGAAACGCATCTACGAGCAATTCGAGGATGAGGAAGTCGGCAAGCCTTTCCGCAGTTTGGATCGATGGAACAAGGCTACATTCCCGAAGTCATGGCGCTACAACCAAGAGGCCCTGGCAACCATATCCAAGCTCCCCGACGTGCCGATGGAGCAGCTTATATCCATGCCCAGGTGCAACATGGTGATGCTGGCAAACAACGTGAGCAGTTCCGTGAGAGCCTTGCCAGACGTGCTGCAGGCCGCCCAGACGCTCTCCGAAAGCGACTTCGCCGATAGGTTATCTAGGGACCACGGCCAACATCTAGAACGCAAGGAAACGCTTAAATTCACCTATTCCAAAGGTGAGGCGGAGATGGTGAAACTGGCGCTTGGGATGGTGGGAAAATTGATCGAAATAGACGATATGTCGGGCCAGCTGCTCGCTCTGGCGATCGACTACATCGCAGAGCATGCGGCATGATCGCCGCTCTTTTTGTCATGCGCGGCGGGTGCTACTACGGTTTGCCTGATGTGGACCCGTGGGACGAAGCGCTAGATGCCCGGAAGTACTCCGGTCCGTATCGCGTTGTTGCCCACCCACCATGCGAACGATGGGGGAGATATTGGGGCGGAGCTCCTACAACTTGGCCACGACTCATCAAGGGAGACGATAAAGGTTGTTTTGCTTCCGCTTTAGCGTCTGTACGCCGGTGGGGTGGAATTCTGGAACACCCGGAAGGCTCGGCGGCATGGCCAGCATTCGGCTTGATGCGTCCACCGCGTGAAGGCGGATGGGTTCCCGCTGATTGGATTGAAGGATTCCAGGGATACACTTGCGCGGTAGAGCAGGCGAATTATGGCCACCGCGCCCGCAAGCTGACATGGCTGTATGCGTGTGGAGTCCATCTACCTGAATTGAAGTGGGGGCGCGCAGAGGGAGATTTTGTACGTCTGGAGGATGGCTTTCACTCTGCCGAAGACAGAGCGCGAGCGAT